AACTTCACATTTTACGTGGTTGTTTTTGAATTCTAGAATTTCTTTAACCTTGAAATTCATGGTTTTCATTTGACCTACTACTGATTTGTAGGTAGCAGTGAAAAAACGACCTCTGCTGTACTTTAGTTGCATTTTTAAGATATCTGTTCTTCGCATAGTTTTTACTTCCTGTTGGTTTATAAAAAGGTGACACCCTGCCTATACCCGTACTACTTTCGGGGAATTACAAAGTAAACCATGTACATGGCTACAGGGTGTCGTAAAGCTTTAATACAATAGTAACCAAGGGAACAGCAATGTTGCTAACAACAAACCCATTCCTATCCATAGCCACGGGTTTTCATCGTGACTGTATTCTAATTCTACATACTTCATTGGCATGTTATCTTCAGAGCATAGGATTATTTCTCCTTTAGACTCATTAGCTTCAGCTTTTAGGTGTTTTATTGCTTCTTGAACTGCACCTGACCGATAGCTATCTTCTACAAACACTGTGTGCTTGCAACAGTCTTTAACTATTAAATGTAAGATGTACATTCTTTTACCCTCTTGGATTATTTCATTTTAAACAAGATGATTTCATTACCATCTTCTTTTACGATAGGTACGTACGGACTATCTGTTGGAGCTTGAGGCCCAACGTAAGACCATTCCATACCTTGACTTTTGTTTATTTCTATTTGATCTAAGAATTCTTTGTTATCTGCTGCGAACATTAAGACTAATAGTATGAACATTACTCTACCTCTCTAAACAGTACATCACCAAAGACGAATTCCATTAAGTTATCCATTTGTTTATCTACAGTTTCGTTATTTTGAATGTAACTTGAGAAGTTGTTGGTTGGTTTACTGGTTGTAATTATTTTATTTACTTCATCACTTGAATAGTGAATAGAATAAGGTTCTGCTTCTAAATACTTTTGTTCGTAAGACATGGTAATTCCTTATGTCGGTTTGTTTGCCTGCCCAGTGTACACGTAAGTGTGCATAAGTGCGTAGCATAAGTGCGTAGCATAAGTGCGTAGCATAAGTGTACACGTTAGTGTGCATGAGCTTGATTGCCGCAGAGGCAATTGAGTTAGCACAAGTTTACTTGTGTGCTTGAGGGGTAACACGAAGGTGTTGCCCTTAAAAAAAGGTGAGAGGCTCCGTGTAGAAGCCCCTCAGGGGGAAGATCTAGTATAAAGGCTTAAAAGTCGCCTTCATTAACATCATCGGTGTCATCTTCACCGAACGCTGATAAGTGGTTGAAAGGGGCTATGTGGTCTAACACCCGAATAGTTCGGATATTATAATACACTTCCTTTTTTACTCTAACAACGTTAAAGAGGAGGTCCACTAGGGTACCCTCTCCTAACTCGCCCTTATCAAACACTTTAAGGGACTTGGTCACAACTTCAATACCCGGAGTTTTATCTCCATTAGGGTATTCGCTGTTAGCGTTTAACCACACGCTTCCATCTGGGTTGACTTTACCCTTGGTGACTACATCAAGCCCGTGGCCTGATACTAGCAGCGTGTACTGCCCTCCGAATGAACGGTATACTGGCTCAATAGTGCGACTGTTTACTATTGAACAATTACGTACAACGTGCACTTCTTGCTGCTTAGATACTGCTTTTGCTTGTGACATAGGTCACTCCTTTTGGATTAGAGATTACCTCAGGGTAATCTTTGTTTTTAAGGCAATCAAGTTATCTTGAAAGCTACTGGGGGCGCGATAGCGACCTGCGTTGATGGTCTGATATTGTTGAAGTCAAGATGATTTTTATGTATGGCAATCCAACAGCTATTTCCCAAAGTACACTGAGATACTACCTTGGTTGTATTGCCACTACAGTACCCCCACCTGAGGTTATTCTCCTTGGGTATTGTAGTAGATACATGGCTGTCCTTGGGGATACTTTTGGGTATCCCTAAGGACCCCTTGGGACTACGAGTGGATATACCTCTCTTCTGAGGATCTAGGTGGACTACCCTTAGTTTACATAGGGACAGTATGATGACTCCCCTGAGGATTCCTTGGGGATCCTTAGGGTGTTTAAGGGATACTTTAGGTATCCTGAGGGATTCCCTTGGGAATCTTAGGGGGTACCGAAAGAATAGAAGGTACCCTGTATATCAAGGGACTTATCCGTGTATCCTTTAGATAAACTTCTGTGAAACCCTTATATCTTTTAAGTACCTTATAGGAACACCAAGGGTTTCCTCTCAGATATTCTTTTAAGTACCTTATAGGAACAATAGTGGAGTAGTTAGGGTAGTACCATACTAGACACGGTAAGGTACTACCTTAAGAGATACGAGGGGGTCTCTGAGTAACTACATCACTGTACCTGTATCTAATATATATAGATATAATGGTCAGATACCCCCCTCAATAGAAGTAAGTTAGGTCTTAAGGGTTCTTAAGGAGTCCCTAAGATAGTCTTCTATTACTATACTCTCTTATATACTAGGGAGTCCTTAGGGATACTATAGATACTATAGGTCCCTTAGTAGTACTATGAGGTAACTACTCTTTTATTTATTTTGTATTGCTTAAAACCCTCCATGCTGGGGGTTACCTAAACGTAGTCTTGGAGGACTCCCTTTGGAAACTAAAATAACCAATAGACAAAAGCTAGCTTTAGCGGTAGAAGCACGTAAACGTAAGGATCTCTCTAGATATGAGGGGTCCTTTCAAGAGTTTTCTAAAGAACAGATCCGTATATTACCAAAAGATGCGTCTAAAGGTTTCATACCCTTAGAATTTAACGCGGCACAACAGATTGTAGACACTGCTATAGAAAAACAACTAAAGGAAACAGGTAAGGTACGTGCAATTATACTTAAAGCAAGACAAATGGGTTTATCCACCTATGCTTGTGGGCGTGTATACTGGAAGTCGTACCTAACCCCATACAATAAGTCAGTAGTTATGGCTCATGACTCTGCTACCTCTGATGCATTGTTTGCAATGTCACGTAATATTATACAAAACATGAAACCAGAGTTTAAACCAGTGCTTAAAAAGTCTAACTCAAAAGAGATTGGCTTTGAACACAACGATTCAGGCTACCGTTTGTACACTGCAGGATCCCCGGAAGCAGGTCGTGGTACAACACCAACTATAGCGCACCTATCTGAGGTAGCTTTCTGGACGCACGATGCTAAAATACTTGCAGGACTGTTTCAAGGTATATCACAAGCTGATGGTACAGAAGTAATCCTGGAGTCTACTGCTAATGGTGTAGGTAATGAGTTCCATAGGTTATGGAAAGGTGCAGTTGCTGGTGAGAATGAGTACATTCCTATATTTGTACCGTGGTTTTTAATGCCAGAGTACAGTCGATTTGTACTAGAGCCTGAATTATTCTCAGAGACTATTACAGAAGCTGAGGAAGAGCTACAAAAGTTACATGGTTTAAACATTGAGCAGTTGTACTGGAGGCGTCTTAAGATAGCCGAAGGGGGTATGGATAAATTTAAACAAGAGTACCCATCTACAGCTAATGAAGCATTTATAGTTTCAGGATCTAATGTATTTGACACAGGTAAACTACTAAACACACAACCATCTGTTTGTTTTAAGAAACAAAACTTTAGTATTGAATCATGTATGTTTGAAGATCACAGAGAAGGTAATCTGGAGATCTATAAGTACCCTAAGTTTGACAGTAACTTCATTATCGGAGCTGACTGTGCCTTAGGCGTTGGACAAGACTACTCAGCAGCAGTAGTCCTTAATGCAGACAGAGAAGTCTGTGCTGTTTACCGAAATAATAAAATAGATCCTACTCAGTACGGAGACCTTTTATTTTATTTAGGTAGATATTACAACAACTCTTTGCTTGCAGTGGAATCTAATTCCTTAGGTATAGCAACACTAAACCGATTAAAACAAATGGATTACGTGAACTTATACCATCAAACTAAAGTAGCTAATGTATCTAATGAGGAAGGTACTCGTCTGGGCTGGAGGACTACCCAAGCTACTAAGCCAATGATCATTGGGCATCTTAAGAACGCAATAGAGAATGATGATATTTCTCTAGCGTCCCCCATTATCATACAAGAGTGTATGAACTATGTGGCTGATGCCAGTGGTAAAACAAATGCTATATCTGGTTGTAATGACGACACGGTAATAGCAACGGCAATAGCCTTAGAGGTACTCCGTACTCACGGAGATAGACTGTCAACGACAAGAGTTTCTTTTAAGAATCAATCGTTCGTTGCTGACAATACCCAGTGGCTTTAAAAGTTTCCCATAGTCCTCCACTATGAAAAGACGTTTGTTAAGGTTTCTTCGCGTATCGGGAAAGATAAGTAATGAAACCACCTAATTCTAATAGATTGATTTGTAGGGTGCTTACCCACATATAAGAGGTGTCGTGAATGACAAGTTACAATGAAGACGGATACAAAGTACAAGTATCTGATGAGGAGTTAAATACTCTTCTAGATTATAAGCTGACACAATCTAGTGCCAGTTTCTTAGATACCTCAGAGCTATCTGATGAACGTCAGAAGTCAACCTATGAATACGCGATGATACCTCAAGGGCATTTAAAGCCACAGGGTGTATCTCGTATTGTGTCGTCAGATACAGTTGAAGCAATTGAAGGTTACACTGCAGTGCTTTCTGAGCTACTGTTTGATAACAATAAGCTTGCTAAGTTTAAGTCTTATGACCGTACTCCACTAGCATATCATAGGGCTACTGCAGCCTCAGAGCTACTAAACCATTGCTTGTTCTCTAAGAACAGGGGTTGGTCAGTTCTAAACACATGGCTTAAGTCAGCCTTAATGTGGAAACTATCAGCAGTAACATGGACATACGCCTCAGAAGAAACTATTTCTTTTGAAGAGTACGAGACAATTGACAGCACTTCGCTTGATGTTGAGCTAGCAGATCCAGAGATCACCACAACAGGTGATATATATTTAGATGAACAAACAGGTAACTACCTTGATGTACGACTTAAGCGTACAAAAGTTACCAACAAAGTTGTTGTGTCAGCAGTACCACCTGAGTCTCTAAGAGTCGGTAGAGGGGCCACAGGTATACACGATGCATCCTTTGTAGGTTTTGAAGAAGAAATGACAAGATCCGAAATCAGAGAACGTTGGCCTGAACAGGCTGAAAGTGTTGATTGGTCAACTGTAGAGACAGGTGTGCACTACGCCACTGAACTCAACACAGATGCACTTGCACGTAAGCAAGCTATCGGAACAACCTTGTTGTTAGGTTCAGGTGATGACAATCAACTAGAAGCCACAGAGTCTGCTGTTATACTCCGCTGTTGGGTATATGTAGATCGTGACGGTGATGGCATAGCTGAACTAAAGTATATTGTACGTGTAGGGGACACTATACTAGAAGAAGAAGATGCAGATCATATCCAAGTAGCAACCTTCACACCATTCGAAATACCTTTCGAACTTGAAGGTTTATCTATGTCAGATATGGTTCGTCCTTCTACATTAGCATCTACAGCTATCTTACGTGGCTTTGTTGAGAATACATACTTAACAAACTATGCACCTAAGATTGCAGATCCCAATGTAGTAGACTTCTCTGCTTTACAAAACATGAAGCCCAAGCAGATCATTGCTTCTAATGGTAACCCACAAGGTGCAGTTGCATCGTTACCCCCAGAGCAAATATCAACAGGAACTGTACCACTACTTCAGTTCTTACAGGGTCACAAGGAACAAGCCACGGGTCTGTCTAAAGCAGCCCAAGGTCTTAACGATGCTTTATATGTGTCTGGAAACTCAGAAGCTAAGGTGTCACAAGTGCAGTCAGCTGCACAACTACGTATACAATTTATCGCTCGTAGATTCATGGAAACTGGTGGACGGGAACTCCTTGAAGGTATCTACCGTACAATGCGAAAAGAAATGCGTGGTGGGTCTGTAGGAGACTACACTGGTAATCAACGGTATCTCGATGTGTTAATAAACGATTTACCCGGTGTGGAATATATGTCTGTAGAAGCAGATGTTGGAGATGCCAGTAATCAGACTCAGTTACAAAAGTTACAAATGATAGGTCAACAAATCCTGCCAGCCCTTCGGGACGCTGGTGCAGGTGCTGTTGTAGCTCCAACTGCTGCTGCAACTATTGCAGTCCAAGCGTTTGATGCTTTAGGTTTAGATCCTCTTGATTATATGATTGATATAAATACAGATGATTTTAAAAAGAAAGCAGAAGAAGGTCAAAAGAAAGATCAAGAAGCTAAGGCTAAAGCCGAGAAGCTCAAAGAGTTGAATCAAAAGTTAGAATTAGATTTACAACAAGCTAACATTGACTTTACAAACGTACAAGCCCAGAACGCCATTCAAGATAATCTTAAACAACTTATGGTTGCACTAGATAAGTCAGAACAAGAATGGTCCAAGTTAGCCTTACAAGCTGGAAAGGAACAGCAAGCCATGCCACTTAGAACTAACATAGATGTACTGTACGCAAAAGCACAAGGACTTGTAGCTGATGTTATGGTTACAACTGCTGGAGCATCAGATGCATCCAACCTAACTGCCCCACAAGAACCCCAAACTATGGGTCCTTCTGAGGTACTAGGATAGGGGGTGATCCTGTATCTAA